CCTTATCGACACTTACCTAAGCAAAGTAAACGAAATTAAAGTAAACAGTTCTTCCGGGTAGTGCTAAACTAATATTTATTTAAAGGTGGTTTATGAAAAACTTGTCTCGCTCGGAGTTAATCCGACTTTCTCTTTTGCGCCAAGAGAATGAAGCAAAACTTACAAACAACGGCGCACTTGTGGTGAACACCACCCCCCATACAGGGCGCTCACCAAATGCAAAGTTTATCGTAGAGGACGACATAACAAAAGACTTGGTAGATTGGAAAAACAACCAAAAAATGACCAAGCCAAATTTTGAGATTTTTAAAAAAGAGTACACAATCCCCAACGATCTTTTTGTCCAAGAAGTATACGCAGGAGCAGACCCCAACCACCGCTTAAAGGTCCGCATCCACACCAAAAACGCTTGGCACTCCGTCTTTGCACGGAACATGTTCTTTCTCCCTACGGAAGAGGAACTACAAGACTTTGAACCAGAGTTTAATCTCTACTACATCCCCGACAATACAGCAGACCCACGAGTTATTATCTCTATGGAAGATAAGGAAATATATATCTCGGGGACTTCTTACGCTGGGGAGATGAAGAAGAGTGTTTTTACAGTACTTAACTTCCTACTACCACAGAAGGGTATCCTACCCATGCACTGCTCAGTGAATGTATCGAGACATAGTACATCACCTGCGGTCTTTTTTGGTTTATCAGGCACAGGCAAGACAACTCTATCAGCCGACATAGCCAACTGGCTTGTAGGAGACGATGAGCACGGCTGGGCAGATGAAGGTGTGTTTAACTTTGAAGGCGGTTGTTATGCAAAGACGATTAACTTATCCCAAGAAGACGAGCCACTTATTCACACAGCAACACAAAAATTTGGTACTGTGTTAGAGAATGTCGTGGTAAGCGACGGAGAGCCTGACTTTTTTGATGATTCTATTACAAAGAACTGCCGAGCTTCCTATCCTTTGGAGTTTGTTAAGAACACTTGGACCGAACCACACAGTCGTCATCCTGACAATGTTATTATGCTTACCTGCGATGCCTATGGGGTTCTTCCTCCTGTCGCCCGGTTGACTGAATCAAGCGCCATTGAGCAGTTTCTATTAGGTTATACAGCCAAAGTAGCAGGCACAGAGAAAGGCGTAACAGAACCCCAAGCAACTTTTTCACATTGCTTTGGCGCTCCTTTTATGCCCATGAGACCAAAGGTTTATGCCGAGCTTTTAAGACAGAAGATCAAAAAACACAATGTTAACTGCTGGTTAGTCAATACCGGCTGGACTGGTGGTCCTTACGGCGAAGGAAAAAGGATGCCTATTGCCCTCACTAGACGCATCGTAACCTCTATTCAAAACGGATGGATGAAAGAATTTACCTTCAAGAAGCATACTTATACTGATCTAGAAATACCAATAGACTGTAAGTGGATGCCAGAGGAGATTTTAAATCCAGAACTTGGATGGGAAAACAAAGAAAAATATGTTGCTCAAGCTCATAAGCTTATGAGTATGTTTATTGAGCAACTTAAAAAAGGTACATTTTAAGGGGGGAGAATGTTTGAACGTAGGAGATTTAATAAAGTGGTATGAACCTATCGAGGGAAAAGACTACTATGGTATGATTGTTTGTGTCGATGTAATGACCAAATATCAGAATACCTTTTTGATTGAGATCCTCCACGAACTCGACATTCACGAACTTGTAGAGATTTATTGGTTTGAAGATAAATTTACTGAGCTTATTTGGAAAAGATACTTAGAAGTTGTTTCTGAGTTTAATCCTTGAAAAAATCAACAACAGTGTTTATAATATACAAATGAGTAACAACTTAAAGCGCAAGATCAAGCGCAAAAAAAAGAGACAAGCCCAAAAGGAAATGGCTGCAAAAATTTCCTTATTCGGTCTTCTTGGTGACCAATGCTTGGTATGTGCCAAGCCTTTTGACAAAAAGAATAAAGAACAAGTAATGTCTTGGTCTGTCGTTGTTAAAAAAGAAGAAAACCAAGTTAACCTATACTGTCCCGACTGTTGGAAGAAAGCAGCCGAGATTGTTGACGATTTCAAAAAACGAGTGGAGGAAAGAAATGATCGTTGAATATGCTAGACTAAGAGAAGATGTAGTGCCCCCTACAAGAGGGAACCCAAGCGATGCTGGGCTTGATGTTTATTTTAATCCAGAAGATGGAAAGAACATCACTCTCACCCCAGGGCAAAGCGCCAGATTCCAAACAGGATTACGCTTTGGTATTCCCCATGGATATATGTTACAAGTAATGAACAGATCCTCAGTAGCAGCTAAAAAGAACCTTGTTGTTGGAGCCCATGTTGTTGACTCTGGCTACGATGGCGAGGTCTTTGTTGATATGCACAACATAGGAACCACGCCTCAAACCATAGGACCTCAAGTTAAGATCGCCCAGGTGGTTTTAATCCCGGTCATTCCTTTCCGAGCTTTGGAAACAAGTTCAGGAGATCTTTACAACTGGTATCCAATCACAATCTCCGAACGAGGAGAAGGAGCCCTTGGGAGCACAGGCGAATGAAAAGTTTAGTCCCCCCAGGAGGATACACAAATGAAGAAAAAGTCAACCACCCGAAACACTATAACTCTGGCAAAATCGAAGCGATCGATGCGATTGAAGATTGGGACCTTGGTTTTCACGACGGAAATGCGCTTAAATATATTGCGAGACATAAACATAAACAAAACCCTTGCGAGGATATTAAAAAGGCTATCTGGTATCTCCAAAGACACCTCGAAATCTTAAAGGCAAACAATGATTAGCGTTATGAGCCCGTCCGATTGGGCAAGAGAGAATAAAATGAAAGAAGCAGTATCATTTGACGATGTTCTAATGGTCCCTCAATACAGCGACATTGAAAGTCGCTCCGAGGTAAACATTAACAGCGACCTAGACGACAACATCACCCTTCACCTACCAGTCATTTCCAGCCCTATGGATACAATCACAGAGTTGGCTATGGCTCAGGAGATGAGCAGGTCAGGCGGTCTTGGTATTATCCACCGCTATAACTCTCCCAGAGAACAAGCAGAGATTATCGAAGAAGCAGTCATACAACTGGTTGATAGTCCTGCCGCCGCTATCGGCGTAACAGGGGACTTTATGGAAAGAGCCAAAGCCCTTGTCGTAGCAGGTGCAAAGGTCCTATGCGTTGATGTAGCCCACGGTCATCACATCATGATGAAGAACGCCTTAACTAAACTTAAAGCAGAGTTCGGAAAAGAGACTCACATTATGGCGGGTAATGTCGGCACGCTAGAAGGTCTGAACGCATTAGCCGATTGGGGCGCTGATTCTGTCCGATGCGGCATTGGAGGAGGGTCTATCTGTTCTACTCGCCTTGTTACAGGTCACGGCGTACCAACTTTACAAAACATTATTGATTGTGCTAGAAGCCATCATGATGTAAAGATCATTGCTGACGGCGGCATCAAGAAAAGCGGAGACATTGTAAAAGCTCTTGCTGCTGGTGCTGACTTTGTAATGGTTGGTTCTATGTTCGCAGGAACAAAAGAAACCCCAGGACAGGTGTTTACAAGCCAGTCAGGCAAGAAGTATAAAGTATACAGGGGTATGGCTTCGAAAGATGCTCAAACGGATTGGAGGGGCAAATCCTCCACGCCAGAGGGGATCTCAACCACAGTCGCCTACAAAGGTTCAGCCAAGTCTGTTCTAAAAGACTTAGACGGTGGTATTAGAAGCGGACTTTCCTACACCGGAGCTAGAAATCTATTCGAGTTGAGGACAAAGGCTCAGTTCATCAAACAAACAAACGCAGGTCAGCAAGAAAGTTTCACTCACATCCTCATGAGGAACAAGTAGTGGGAAAAGCAAAGTATCCACCAGCCCCTTCGGAGGAGGAACGTAAGAAGTTTATGTTCTATGATACGGAGAAGAATCAAATTGACCTTCGTATCCGTCTCCAGTATGATGGAATGAACCAATCCAACTTCTTTCGAGCTATGATTGCAGGATACTTGGAAAAAAATGAACACATTATGGAATACATTTCTGATTATAAAGAAAGGTATATTGTCCATAATAAAAAGAAACGCAAAGAAACAGCAAAACTGCTCGAAAAAGGCAGAGAGCTAGAAAAAGATTTTGCATTAGACGAGGATGATATTGAAAACATCTTCGATATTTTAGAAAAGGAGCACCCAGATTTATGAAAAAGAAATGCTTTCAAATGTGTGTTGATAATGAAGTATCATGTCCAGTAAACGATTGTCGTTACTGGATAAACTATGAAGAAGATTTAAACTGTGCTATTGTGTGCGCTAATCACAGAGGACCTTTGTCTTTGCGAGAGGTATCAGATAGAATGGGCGTTAGTTTTGTGAGGATTAAACAAATACAGGACATCACTGTAGATAAGTTTGTAAAAAGGCTAGCAAGAGAGGGCGTGAAAGAGACAGATGTAATGTCTGTTTTAGGTTCTATTAAAAGCGGCG